ACGGTGAACAGAGCGGACAGAACAGGTTGCAGTGAAATCATAACAGAGATTCCTGCACAAATAGGCATCCAAGTCGGACTGGGCACTGCTACCAAGACCATCCACGTGGCTTTTGGTACTAAGTAACCAAAAGCCTAAGGGTTGACTCCCCAACCCGAATCTTATAAATTAAAAGTCCCCTTAAGGGGGTTGGACCAAATGGTAAAATAAGGACCCATTTTAGATGCAAAGTATTCCCACTCTTCGTTATTATAAGACCCACCCAAACGCCCGTACTCCAATGATGAGTACTGAGGAGGCGGCATGTTATGATCTTTGTGCTCACCTTCATGGACCAGTTGTTGCTGAAGATCATCAAACAGAAATCAGAGACGTTACACTTTATACCCCAGAAAACAAAGTAATCCCTGGTAAGGTAAATACCACCTTCAATTCCGACCATCCCGAATCTTATACAGTCGTGCCAGCAAGACATAGAGCGATCATTCCTACTGGTATCATCTTCGAGATTCCCACTGGGTATTCGGTCCGCCTACATCCCAGATCTGGTCTATCGATTAAGCAAGGCTTCATCGTGGCGAACTGCGAAGGTGTTATTGACAGTGACTACTTTCATGAAATTAAGGCCTTGATGGTGAATAACAGTGATATCGATATCCAAGTCCGTCATGGAGATCGGATTTGTCAAGCAGAACTTATGCGGGTCGAACCCCACGTGTTAGAAGAAACCAAGAATAGACCAGAGCAAAAGACCGATCGTGTTGGTGGTCTGGGTTCTACTGGTCTCCAATGAAAGAATTAAAATGAATCGCGATGAACTTATTGAATACCATGATCGAATTTGCCTAGAGGCTCGTGACCTGATGCGTGCTAAGAATCATGATTATGCAGGAGAGAATTCGTCTAGTCCATGGATGAATTTCGAAAGATCCGAACTGATGGGCCTTTGCAAAACAGAACAGGCCTTCATGGTCAGGATTTTGGACAAGGTCAGCCGTCTGATTACCTTCATCGATGCTGGTCATCTTAAGGTAAAAGGAGAAGGCGTCCATGACTCGATTGTCGACATCATCAATTACATGGTGTTGTTCTCAGCCTTTTGTAAGGAAAAAGAGGCCAAAGACATGCCAGTCCAAGGCCAGGCTGGACTCCTAACTGAGGAAGACCTTGCAAAAGACTAGCCTATCTGGTACAATAACTGTATGAGCGAATTTTATTCTAATGTCGTGACTTACGGCAACACAATTTATTATCGAGGCTTTGAAAACGGGAAGCGGGTAAAAGACAACCCCGATTTCAGCCCAGCATGTTTCATCCCCTCCAAACGCGAGACTAGATATCGCAATTTGGAGGGGGTGTTTGTTGAACCGATCCATCCAGGCTCCATTAAAGAATATCGAGATTTCATCAGGCAGTATGATGGTGTCAGCGGAATTCGGATCTACGGAGACATTAATCTAGACTGCCAGTTCATTGGGGATAAATTTCCAAAGTCGGAAGTCGATTATGATTATAGTTTGCTCAAGGTAGCATCGATCGACATCGAGACCACCTGCGATCTCGGATTTCCAGATGTAGATGACCCTCAGGAGAAGATCATTGCGATCACTATTCAAATTGGCGATAAGACTACTAGTCTGGGGTTGGGTGATTTTAACATTGATGGTGTGGATTGTTTTAGTTACGATGACGAGAGGGACCTCTTAAGCACATTCCTCGACTTTTGGAACGAAGAGCAACCAGATATTGTCACTGGGTGGAATGTCAGATTCTTCGACATCCCATACATCTTCAATCGGATCAAGAAGGTCCTGAGTTCTAGTGATGCCAAGCGGCTTAGTCCATGGAAGATCACCAAGGAAAAGACTGTTCACCGACGAGGGAGAGAACAGCGGATCTTTGATCTTGTTGGGATCTCTATCATGGACTACTTCGATCTCTACCAATCATTCACTTATGTGAACCAGGAATCCTATCGTCTAGATCACATTGCGTTCGTTGAGCTTGGTGAGAGGAAGTTATCTTATGAAGAACACGGTTCGATCCGTGAATTCTATAAGAATGATTTTCAGAAGTTCATGGAATACAATGTCAAAGACGTGCATCTGGTAACCCGCCTTGAAGACAAGTTGAAGTTGATGGAATTGGCAGTCGCTCTTGCATATGCCGCCAAGGTCAATTTCATGGATGTCTTCTCTCAGGTCAAGATGTGGGATTCTATTATCTACCACTACCTGAAGGAGCACGATATTGTGATTCCGCCAAGGGCGGCAACCACGAAATCGGAGCAGTACGCGGGTGCTTATGTCAAAGAGCCTATCGTTGGTATGCACGATTGGATCATGTCTTTTGACTTGAACAGTCTATATCCCCACCTGATTATGCAATATAATGTCAGTCCAGAGACCAAAGTGAATAATCGGGGTGATCAGATGATTTCTAATCTGATCGATCCTGAAAGGTTGCTGAACGATGATAGCACCACCAATCAGTTTCTGGATGAATGGAAAGATAAGGATCTTTCTATCGCTTCTAATGGGGTCACTTTTACCCGAGAATTCAAGGGGTTTTTGCCCTCTATCATGGAAAAGCTCTATGAAGAGAGGAAGATTGCAAAGAAAAAGATGATCGAGTGCCAGCAGAAGGCGGAGAAAGATCCAGATAACGAAAGTCTGCAGTATGACATCACCAAATACCAGAATCAGCAATTGGTCAGAAAGGTCCAATTGAATTCGGCATATGGAGCGGTTGGTAATGAGTACTGCCGCTATTACGACGTTCACTTGGCAGAGGCCATCACTATTTCAGGACAGTTTAGCATTCGATGGATTGAACAAAAACTGAATCAGTTTCTCAGTAAGGTTCTAGAATCGGATGATAAAGACTACGTTGTTGCAATTGACACAGACTCAGTATACCTTAGGGTCGATGACCTTGTTTCTCGTTTTTGCCCACATAAGACGGAACAGGAAACTGTTGATTTCCTCGATAAGATCTCAAAAGAAGCGATGCTACCTTACATCGATGAGCAATACGCAGAGATGGCGAAGAAGGTAAATGCTTTTCAGCAGAAGATGAAAATGGGTAGAGAGGCAATCGCCAACAAGGGAATCTGGACAGCGAAAAAGCGGTACATCTTAAATGTCCTGGACAACGAGGGCGTCAGATATGAGAATCCGAAAATCAAGGTGACTGGAATTGAAACCACTCGTGCTTCGACACCAGCTGCAGTCAGAGGATATTTGACTGATTCAATCAGCCTCATCTTGAACACCGACGAAGACTCAGTAGTTCAATACATTGAAGACGTTAGGGCCGAATTTGATAAGCTTGTACCAGAAGATATTGCATTCCCCAGAGGCATCAAAGGGTTGAAGAAGTATTCCGATCCTACCATAGTCTATGGCAAGCATTGCCCAATAGCCGTGAAAGGATCCCTTTTATATAACTACCACTTGAAAAAGAGGGGACTGACTACTAAATATAGGGTCATCATGGAGAATGATAAGGCCAAGTTCTTATACATTAAGACTCCTAACCCGATAAGGGAAAGAGTAATCACATTTCCAGACGTGCTGCCAGAGGAATTTGACCTCCACGACTACGTTGATTATGACACACAGTTCGAGAAATCGTTTCTCGATCCACTACGCTCTATTCTGAATGCCATCGGTTGGAGTTCACAAAGAGAAAGTACACTTGAAGGATTATTCGCATGACTGACTTTCTACAATCTATCATCAAAGACTCTGGTAATGAATATGCAAGCATCGTCGAAGACGGTGTTGAAGGAAGCGACGTAACAGGCTTCATTAATTCAGGCAGCTATATTTTTAACGGTCTTTTATCTGGTGACATCTATGGTGGGATTCCCAACAACAAGATCGTCGCCATTGCAGGTGAAAGTGCCACTGGAAAGACCTATTTTGCACTTGATATCTGCAAGAAGTTCCTATCTGATAATCCAGACGCAGCGGTCCTTTACTTCGATACAGAGCAAGCAATCACTTCTGGTATGATCAAGGAAAGAGGGATCGATCCCAAGAGAGTGGCAATTTTTCCCGTCGCGACTGTGGAAGATTTCAGACATCAATGCATTTCGATCGTGGACAAGGTCCTGGAGACCCACAAGTCCGAGCGTAGGCCGATGATAATCGTGCTTGATTCGCTAGGCATGCTTAGTACGAACAAGGAAATCAACGATACCGCCGAAGGTAAAGATACTAGAGATATGACCAGAGCACAGCTGGTCAAGGCTACCTTCAGGGTTCTGACCCTCAAGTTAGGCAGAGCACACATCCCGCTCATCCTCACCAATCACACCTATGATGTAGTTGGTGCATACGTTCCTACCAAAGAGATGGGTGGGGGTTCTGGCCTCAAGTACGCAGCATCTACGATTGTTTACCTTTCTAAGAAGAAGGACAAGGATGGGACCGATATTATCGGCAACATCATCAGATGCAAACTGTTCAAGAGCAGACTGACAAAGGAAAACAAGCAGGTACAAGTACAGCTTAATTATGACACTGGACTTAATCCTTATTATGGTCTGGTCGACATCGCCGTCAAGTACGGTATTTTCAATAAACTAGGAACCAGAATCGAACTACCAGACGGAAGGAAAGTCTATGAAAAGCAAATCAACAACAACCCAGAGCAGTACTACACCGATGAAATTCTCGACCGAATCAACGAATCTGTTGGCATTGAGTTCAAGTACGGATCCCACAGAGAAGAGGAGTCATCTGAGGAAGGTAGCCCCGAAGTTTGATTTCTTCGAGGTAGAAGAGAAAGATACCAACGCAATTGTGATCTTAGATGGCGATTTTGTCAACCTGAGGTACAATTACGGAGTGATTTCATTTTCTGGTATTGATGAAAAGGGAGATCTGATCGAAGGTTCTGAGCCTTCTGTCAATTTCACATACGACATCATTGACAACCCAGATAATTATGAAATAAATCAAAGTGCGATTGATATGATGGGCAACGTTTTGTCCGTCCTTTTAGATGCTAAGTATGGCGGTGATGACGATGACAGATCCAACGATGGAAAAGACGATCCTGGCGAGCCTGGTACAGGATGAAGAATTTACGAGGAAGGTCCTTCCATTCCTGAAGGAAGAATACTTCTCAGACAGGGTTGAAAGAAAGGTCTTTAGGGAGATTCAGGAGTTCGTCGGTAAATATAATAGCCTTCCCACCAGGGATGCATTAAGTATTTGTGTCTCCGAGATCGGGGATTTTACAGAGTCTGATTTTAGAGATGCCAAAGATATCATGTCTTCCATCTATGAAAAGAAGACTGACAAGCCTGATAAAGAATGGTTGGTGGAATCTACCGAGAAATTCTGCAAAGATAAGTCCATTTATCTTGCCATCTTGGAATCCATCCAGATCATTGACGGCAAGTCCAAGCAAAGCAAAAATCACCTGCCCAAGCTTCTACAGGATGCTTTGTCTGTGTCTTTCGATGTAAGTGTTGGACACGACTACCTTCAGGATTCTGAAGACAGATACGACTTCTACCATCGCAGAGAGAAGAGAATCTCTTTCGATCTCGATTATTTCAATCAGATCACGAATGGTGGAACTCCTACCAAGACTCTGAACGTGATCTTAGCTGGCACAGGAGTGGGGAAGTCTCTCTTCATGTGCCATCATGCTGCCAATTGTTTGACTCAGGGTAAGAATGTCCTTTATATCACGTGTGAGATGGCAGAAGAAAGGATTGCAGAGAGAATCGATGCTAATCTGATGGACATTACGATGGATGAACTTAGCGAGCTGCCTAAGGAATCATACAATCGGAAAATGGAGAAGGTGTCTGGTAGAGTGACAGGTTCTCTAATCATTAAAGAATACCCCACCGCCACTGCGAACGTCAACCACTTCAGAGGTCTTCTTGAAGAGTTGAAGATCAAGAAGAATTTTTCGCCTGATATCATCTTCGTTGATTATCTTAACATTTGTGCTGCTGCTAGATTCAAAGATGCTTCTAATGTAAATTCTTACATGTACGTTAAGGCGATCGCAGAAGAACTGCGAGGTCTTGCAATGGAGACAGAGATTCCAGTCTTCACTGCAACACAGACCAACAGAACGGGTTTTACCAGCTCGGACGTTGGACTAGAAGACACATCTGAGTCTTTCGGCCTTCCTCAAACGGCAGATTTCATGTTTGCATTGATTGCTACGGAAGACCTGGACGCACACAATCAGATCCTAGTAAAGCAGCTTAAAAATCGGTATAACGATCTTGCCACGAATAGAAGATTCGTGGTCGGTATTAATAGGGCTAAGATGAAGCTTTATGATGCCGCTGGGCTAGAGCAAGAGAATCTTGTAGACTCTGGTCAAAGTACCTACATAAGGGACGACTTGGGCGAGAAGTTCAAGTCTGGTGAGAAATTCTCTGGTTGGAACATTTAGTAACAGGAATAAGATCATGGATAACTTAGACCCAGAACGAGACGATGCCTACTCTGATGCAAGAATAAGAAATGCAGAAGAAGCAGAGTTACAGGAATGGAAGAAGTGGGCGGAATCCTGGATTACCGAAATTGATGGTGGTGCAGGAGAAGAGGGAACCGATCAAGCGGTGAATCGGTACAAGAACGACACGCCTGGCCAGGGTGAAAATGAGCATAATAGTAGATAAACAATTCATTAACATTGCGGCAGGTAGTTTACGCAATTTTAAGTGGAAGAAAGATTCTCTCGCCAATTGCTCGTGTCCCATTTGTGGAGACAGCAAAAGGGATAAAAAGAAGGCTAGAGGATACTTTTATTCTAAGCATGGTAGATTCTTTTATAAGTGTCATAACTGTGATCACTGGTGCAATCTCCATTCTTTTCTCAAGGACACTAACCCATCCCTCTACAAAGAATATTGCATGCAGTTATTCAGCGGAGGTATTTTAAAGCCTAAGATAAATAACGGTTTTAAGAAGAAGAAGGATGAAGAAGTGTTCAAGATGTTGTCTCCTAAAGGCAAGTTTGGTAAAAGACCGAAAGGTTGCACCTGCCTTAAAGATCTGCCCAAAGATCACCCAGCAGTAGAGTTCGCCAGTCTTAGACTGATTCCCAAAGAGCATTGGAATATCTTGTTCTTTACGGATAATTTTGGCAAACTCGCTGCCAATATGGATCCAGACCAGAAATTATTCTCCTATGACCCCAGATTGGTGATACCTTTTTATAACAAAGAGGGAGAAGTGGTTGCGGTCCAAGGTCGATCTCTCAGCATGAAGGACGAGAATAATGCTAGGAGAACGGTGAAATATATCACCGTTAAGGCAGATAAAAGTATTGAAAGACTGTGGTATGGTATGTGGCGTGCTAACCCCAAGAAGCGAATCTACGTGGTTGAAGGTCCCATCGACAGCCTATTCATCCCTAATTCTATTGCCATGGTTGGTGCTGGATCCATGCAGAAGATCCCCAGCAGGTTCGCCAATTCAGACATGACTTTCGTTTTGGATAACGAACCAAGGAATAAGCAGATTGTTAAGTATAATGAGCAGTTGATTTCTAGCGGTAGGGATGTGTGCATTTGGCCTGGTTCGAACAATCATAAAGATGTGAATGATATGATTTTCGACAGGTCTGCGAAAGAAATCCGCAAAGAGATCGATAATAACACTTTTTCTGGTCTTGAAGCGACCGCTAGATTGAATCAATGGAGAAGAATCTGATGGAATTTAATTGTAAGTTTGAATATCTTTGGTTAGATGGTTACGATACACCCAATATCAGAAGCAAGACTAAGTATGCTACTGTTGCTACGGAAAACAACCAAATCGGTGTTGAAGACATTCCAGAATGGTCTTTTGATGGCTCGAGCACCGAGCAGGCAGAAGGTAGCGATAGTGATTGCCTTTTGGTACCGATTAGGGTCTATTCCAATCCAATCGAAAATCAGATCGGCGTCAATTCTTTCATCGTCCTCTGCGAGGTCTTTGATAAGAACGGTGGGGTTCACTCATCCAACACCAGACAGTCTCTCAGAGAAGCACTGATCTCATCTGAGGGTTCTGAAGATATGTGGTTTGGGATCGAGCAAGAATATACCTTCTTGGACCCAAATAACGGTCGCCCCATCGGATGGCCTACTAACCCCACCGAGTTCCCCCACCCCCAGGGTCGGTACTATTGCGGAGTGGGCGGAGATGTGGTAGTCCAGCGTAAGCTTGTAGAAGATCATGCGTTCGCCTGTCTATCTTGTGGTATCCCTCTCTGTGGAACTAATGCAGAGGTTATGCTTGGACAGTGGGAGTATCAGATTGGAACTGCTAACGCACTGGATATCTGCGACGATCTGTGGGTATCGAGATATCTGATGGAGATCTTAGCAGAGAGAGAAAATCTTTCTATTAGTCTGACTCCTAAGCCCGTTCATGGCGATTGGAACGGTTCGGGTGCTCACATTAATTTCTCTACTAAGGCCCTCAGAGATGTTGGTGGTGAAGAATACATTGAAGATATTTGCAATGCCCTGAGAAAGAACCATGTAGACCACATTGAGAACTACGGACTGGGGAATAACGAGAGACTGACTGGTAAGCACGAAACCGCGTGTATTGCTTCCTTCTCTTATGGAGACTCTGATAGGAGTGCTTCTGTCAGGATCCCACCCAGCACTGCGAAGACTGGGAAAGGTTATCTAGAGGACAGACGTCCAGCTTCAAATATCGATCCCTACCGTGCTATCAGATGCTTGGTGAAGACTGTTTCTTCTGTTGAATGTCCATCTTTGGTGGGAACCTCTTCATGAAAGAACCGATCGAAATTGGTGGGGTAGAGGGCGGTTTTGTTCAACTGGTAGATAGCATGGGTTCTGACCTCACGGTCTGTAATGCCGCCAGGGTGTCATTTGCGAAAGAGACCGAATGGGATGTAGATGAGGATGCTAAGTCCCGACTGAAAGAGAGCGGGTCCACCTACCACGCAGAGGATCTAAATGTCCTGAGTAAGAAAGACCGAAAATTACTCAAATACCTTGCAGAACATGGACATTGGACGCCTTTCGCACATCCTCAAGTGACTCTGAGGATTAAGGCACCAGTCTCTATCAGAACCCAATTCTTCAAGCACAAGCAGGGATTTGTGGAAAACGAAATTAGCAGAAGATATGTCTCTTTTGATCCCGAATTCTATCGTCCCAAGTGGAGAGGTAGACCCACAAACGGTGCTAAACAGGGCAGTGAAGATTTTATTGATGTAGACAATGAGACCCAGCAGGTATTTGACAACACAATCAGATCTGCAATTTATACATACAACCAGCTTTTGGAACAGGGCGTGGCACCAGAACAGGCAAGATTTGTTCTTCCCCAAGGAATGTTCACCGAATGGTTCTGGACTGGAAGTCTAGCCGCTTATATGAGGTTCATCAGTCAGAGGATTGATGACCATGCACAGTGGGAGATAAGGCAGTATGCCATTGCTATTTCAGGCGTGATGGAAGGCCTTTTTCCTTGGTCTTCAAAATATCTTGCCAAGGGTTGATCAGGACTATACATAGAGATGCGTTTTTACATAAAAGGAATTATATCAGATGAACGAAGAACTGCCCACACCCTATCAGACCTTTATCCACTTGTCCAGATACTCCAGGTGGTTGGACGACCTCGGTAAGCGAGAAAGCTGGGGTGAGACCGTAGACAGATATATCGGTTTCTTCAAGGGACACCTAGAAAGAACTCTGGGGTATAAAATGGGTTCTGGCATTGAAAATGAAGTCAGAGATGCTATTATCAACCTTGAAGTCATGCCCAGTATGCGATGTTTAATGACTGCTGGTAAGGCGTTGCGTAAGGATATGGTTTCTGGATACAACTGCTCCTATCTTAAAATCAACAGGGTTAGAGCATTCGATGAAGTGTTGTATGTTCTGATGTGTGGAACTGGTGTGGGTTTCAGTGTTGAAAGAGAATACGTCGCTAAGCTTCCAACTATCGCAGAAGAGTTCACTGAATCTGACACCACGATTGTTGTGCAAGACAGCAGGATCGGATGGTGTAAGGCACTTCGTGAACTGATCTCCCTTCTGATCACTGGGCAGGTACCGAAGTGGGATCTTTCCAAGGTCCGACCTTCTGGTTCCAGACTAAAGACTTTCGGTGGTCGCTCTTCTGGACCAGAATCTCTCGATGAGATGTTCAGATTCACGGTTGATAACTTCAAGAAGGCCGCTGGTAGAAAGATGACTTCGCTAGAATGTCACGACCAAGTATGTAAGATTGCAGAGATCGTCGTGGTCGGTGGTGTTCGTCGTGCTGCTCTAATTTCCCTTTCTTCCCTTACGGATGAAAGAATGCGTGGGGCAAAGAGTGGGCAATGGTGGGTCATCGATCCCCAGCGAGCACTGTCCAACAACTCGGTATGCTACAAGTCCAAGCCTGAAGTCGGTACTTTCATGCAGGAATGGTTGTCCCTCTACGAATCCAAGAGCGGGGAAAGAGGAATCTTCAACAGAGAGAGTGCCAAGAAGACTGTGGCAGAGAATGGAAGAAGAGACCCCGATCATGATTTCGGTACCAACCCCTGCTCTGAGATTATCCTTAGGGATCGGGAATTTTGCAACTTGTCTGAGATCGTCGCCAGAGAAGGGGACACAGAAGAAGATATGCTTCGGAAGGTCAGAGTCGCCACGATCATTGGTACGTGGCAATCTACTCTCACCGACTTCAGGTATCTATCTGCAGAATGGAAGAAGAACTGTGAAGAAGAAAGACTCCTGGGAGTTTCAATTACTGGGATCATGGACAATAATCTACTTAACGGCAAGGACAATAATGGAGGTCTACCAGACTTGCTTGCCAAACTGAAGAAGGCTGCTGTTTCTACCAACAAGGAATGGTGCAGCAGGCTGGGAATCAGTCAGTCTGCCTCAATCACATGCGTCAAGCCTTCTGGCACTGTGTCCCAGTTAGTAGACTCAGCATCAGGCATCCATGCACGACACAACCCCTATTACATTCGCACAGTCCGTGCTTCTACTAGGGATCCTCTGTGCTCTTTCATGATTGATAAGGGATTCCCACACGAAAAATGTGCTATGAAACCAGATACCACCATGGTCTTTTCTTTCCCAATCAAGTCTCCTGAAGATGCAGTATTCAGGAAGGATATGAGTGCGATCGAGCAGCTGGAATTGTGGTTGACCTATCAGAAGCACTGGTGTGAGCATAAGCCTTCGGTGACTATCTCAGTCAAGGAGCATGAATGGTTGGATGTTGGTGCTTGGGTTTATGATCATTTCGACGAGGTTGCTGGTGTTTCATTCTTGCCCTTCAGTGATCACTCTTATAAGCAGGCACCTTACCAGGATTGCACAATCGAGGAGTACAATGGTCTTGTGGAGAAGATGCCCCAAGATGTAGATTGGTCGGAGTTGTCGACCTATGAGAAGGAAGACAACACTGCTGGATCTCAGACTCTGGCCTGCTCCGCTGGATCCTGTGAAGTGGTCGATCTGACCTCGGAAGATTGACCCTAACAGGCACCTAACTTGATTGAGACCCAGTCTCAATGCCATTCACAACTCATCCACAGTTCATCCACAAACGCAAACCCCCTTCCGAATACCAGGAAGGGGGTTTGCTTTTATACTTTTGACCGAATTGACACGAGGACGCCTTTCTGGTACAATGGGTGGATGAACACTACTACGATCAATACCGAGGCAAAGAGTCTGCTGGCAAAGCTGCTGGCGACCGAGGATATCACTGTGGAGCACCAGCCAGTGCATACCGCGATGTTCAACACCGAGTCCCGTACCTTGACTCTCCCCATCTGGGAGAATGCCAGCAACAGCCTCTACGACATGCTGGTCGGTCATGAAGTCGGACACGCACTGTTCACCCCCGATGTGGATCTGGAAAAGGTCCTCGACGACATGGACCCCACCGATAGTATCCCCAAGAGTACTCGGATGGATTACCTGAACGTGGTCGAAGATGCTCGAATCGAGAAGGACATCCAGTCTCGATTCCCAGGCCTCCGTCGCGATTTCCGATCCGCATACAACGAGCTGCTCGAACGTGATTTCTTCGGAGTCGCGGGAATCGATGATCTCGGCGAATTGTCTTTCATCGACCGAGTGAATCTCCACTTCAAGGTCGGAACCATGCTGCAGATCCCATTCACCAGTGAAGAGTCGGATTTGGTAACCATGGTCGACGAATGTGAAGATTTCGACGAAGTCATCGATACCGCTGTCACCTTGATGAACTACTCTGCATCCAAGCAAGAGGATGAGACTGATGAAAATCAGTCTGGCATTGCCGATCCCGAAGGTGACCAGCAGGCTGAATCCGACAGCGGCAATGGTTCTGCTAATGGTGGTGAAGATGATTCAGATGAGGATGACGGAGAAGGTGAGAGCCCCAGTGGATCCGACCCCGCTGATGAAGGATCTGAGCCTTCTACTGAAACCGATGGTGATGGCGACGAGAAGGATGATTCCTCTGGACCGTCCAGCTCTGGTTCTAGCAATGGTCCACTGCCAGAAGAATCCATGACTCAGTCTGCACTCGCTGACAATCTCAAGGATATGGCGAAGAGCCCTGGATCTAGGACGAGAAATCGGGAGTATGTGACCGTCCCGAACCAGATCGACTTGTCGAATATCATTGTTTCGGCCCAGGATTTCCTGAATACCTATCGGCAGTGTAGTTTTCCCGAAGACAAGTACATCCGATGCTTGAAGGCTGCCTTGGATTTCCAAAAGGAATCACAGAAGATTGTGGGCAATATGGTCAAGCGATTCGAAATGCGGAAGGCTGCAGAAGAATCGAAGAGGGTAATGTCCTCGGATACTGGCATTCTTGATACGATCAAGATGATCAACTATCGCTGGTCCGAGGACATCTTCCTGAAGTCATCCACTGTAGAAGATGGTCAGAGTCACGGCCTGGTGATGTTCGTCGACTGGTCTGGTTCGATGTCCCCGAACATTTTCGATACGGTCAAGCAGTTGTTGGTCCTTGCAATGTTTTGTAAGAAGGTGAATATCCCGTTCGATGTCTATGCCTTCACCAATGCGTGGTCTCACCGATCGTCTGGGTGGGCAAGTCGAAATGCCAAGTTCGATGTTCGATGGGATAGTGATGCCCACAGGGAGATGCACAAAAGTCCGAAGGTCGGCGATGTCAAGTGCTGTGAAAGCCTTCATCTGGTGAACATGCTCAGCTCTGATCTCAAGCGGTCCGACTGGATCGAGTGCTTCACCTACCTTTTCTCTGAAGGGATGATGCAGGATTACAATCACATGAAGGCCTGGGGTATCACTAATCCCCGAATGCACCTTGGTGGTACTCCTCTCGATGATGCCATCACCGCCGCTCGTCAAGTGGTAATCGACTTCAAGTCTAAGCACGGGGTTCAGGTGGTGAATACTGTCTTCCTCACCGACGGTTGCAGTGGAGCTGGTCCTCTCCAGAAGGATTCTTGGGATGGAAAATCATGGTCCAGCATTGATTACAACAATCAAAGGATCCTCAAGTCTCATGACGGTACCCTGTTCGAAAGCGAAGATGCTTATGCTTACAACACTGAATCGTTTTTCAGGTGGTTGCGACATGAGACTGGTGCTCCTGTGATCGGGATCTACCTCACCGAAGGTAAGTATTATGCCAGTGCCATTCCTGATCAGGGAGATAGCAAGTCATTTGAGAAGAAGTGCGAAAGTCTCAAGAACGAAGGTGCAATCTCATGCGGTGATGCCAGAGGGTACTCCGAGTACATCGTGATGATGGCAGAAGGAAACAAGAAGATCAAGGGCCTAGATGATGTCCAAGTCGGTTCGAACAGTCGGGTCGTGGCGAATGCGATGATCCGAGAAGCGAAGAAGAAGAAGGGCCTGACGAAGATCATGGACATCTTCGTCGACAGGATCTGTGGTCATGGAGTCTGAACCGCTAGAGGTTTGGATGATGACAGCCCGTCTGCTCATCATGTGGTGGGTAGTTTGTATGAACTGTGTTGAAAGATCAAGGACTAGACTATGATCACTCAAGTTGTTTTGGCAACCGCCATGTGTGCGACTACCTGTTATTATACATCGACCGCCAAGATTACAGATCGTTTTTTGTCTGCTATCTGTCAGGTGGAGTCTAACTGCACCGAGGGAGCGGTGGGGGATGGAGGCAAGGCGATTGGTCCTTATCAGATCTGGTACGCCTACTGGAAGGACGCGGTAGAGTACGACCGATCGATCGGCGGGTCTTATCGGGATTGCCTATATAAGGGGTACTCAGAGAAGATTGTCCGTGCTTACATGGCAAGATATGCCATCCAAAGAAGGCTAGGCCGTCCTGTCACTGATCAAGATCGTGCAAGGATTCACAACGGTGGGCCTAACGGATATAATAAAACTGCAACCGTTAAGTATTGGAAGAAGGTGCAGAATGTCCTCAAAGGGAAATCGTAGGGTCCACTCTGCTGGGAAGGGCGACAGTCCAAGAAAGATCGATATGGAAAAATATCGAGAAAATTATAACAAGATCTTCGGTAAGAAGATTAAACCGAATCTCAAAGGAAAGAAGAATTCATCATGAATGATATTAAGCTGGTCAAGTTGTCCACCCAAGAGGACATCATTTGTAAGCACGAGTTCCATGACACAACTGGGACCCACGTGCTCAAGTCCCCATGTGTGATTGTTGTCACCCAGAACGGTTTTGGTGCAATGCCCTATACCCCCTATGCCGACACATGGGAGACTGGCATCTCCATCGATGAGCAGTTTGTCATGACTGTGCTTGATCCCAGCGACGAGATGAAGAATCAGTACAATTCATCTTTCGGGAGCGGACTGGTTACCCCAACCAAGCAGAAGCCCGTCGCCACTGGTCCCATCGGAATCATCGGTGGGAACTGATATCTGAATCATGTGCCTGTAGCTCAGTTGGATAGAGCAGCTGACTTCTAATCAGCAGGTCATAGGTTCGAGTCCTATCAGGCATGTTTACATTATGGAGAACTTCATGAAAGACCGAAACGAACTCATTTACTCTTTGCCCAAAGCGGAGTTACACGTACACATTGAGGGTACACTTGAACCCGAGATGATGATTAGACTGGCAGAAAAGAATGGGATTTCGATCCCATACAAGACTCCAGAAGAAGCAAGAAGGGCATATAATTTCTCTGATCTGCAATCATTCCTAGACATCTACTATGCGGGTGCTAGTGTCTTGTGTGATGAATCGGATTTTTATGAACTGACCCGTGCCTATCTTGCTAAGGCTCATCTGAACAATGTCAGATATGCAGAGATCTTCTTCGATCCGCAGACTCACACCGCCCGTGGGGTGGAGATCGAGACTGTCGTAAATGGTATCAACAGTGCTTGTGAAGAGGCTGCGGCGACCTATGGTCTTGATACCAAGCTGATTATGTGTTTCTTGAGGCACCTTCCAGCATCGGATGCTATGGAGACTCTTCATAAGTCTCTTCCGTTCAGAGATACGATCTATGGAGTGGGTTTGGACTCTTCCGAGATGGACAATCCACCACACGATTTCATTGAAGTATTTCAGAAGGCGAAAGAAGAAGGATACTCCTGCGTTGCTCATGCGGGAGAAGAAGGTCCTGCTGGATACGTTTGGAGTGCTCTGAACGACCTTGGTGCTGAAAGGATTGACCACGGTGTGAGGTGCTCTGATGATTTTCCTCTGGTCAATTATCTTGCTAAGCACCAGATTCCTCTCACTATTTGTCCTCTATCCAACGTTAAGCTGAAGGTATTCGACAAGATGGAAGACCATAATATTATGGATCTTTTCGAAATGGGGGTGATGGTGTCTATCCATTCAGATGATCCTTCCTATTTCGGTGGGTATATCAATGATAACTACATTGCAGTTGCTGATGCATTCGATCTAGATGACTATCATATCATTGAACTGGCGAAGAACAGCTTCAAGTCTGCATTCATCGACGACGAGATGAAGGATCACTATTTGGGATTGATTGACGATGCGACTGCGAGTCGAAAAGTTTACTGAGATCGCCCTCCCAGTGGCACTGGACATCGACAGACAGAAAAAGCATGTGTCGATGATCGTCCGCAAGGGAGCCGTAGAGTCGGTGGGGGTGAACCAATTCAAGACTCACCCCCTGGCTAAGAAGTACGGATACCGATATGATGAAGTACATTCCGAATTAGATGCATTGCTCAAGTATAAAGGACCGAAAGACGGTTTGTCTTTATACAACTTCCGATTCAACCGAGAGGGAGAGATGAGGATGAGCAGGCCCTGCAGGTTATGTACTCCATGGTGCGATGCCGTTTTTGATGAAATCTTCTACACCACAGACCAAGGTGTCGTCAGGTTCAAGTGAATAAATAAGCCGAGGTGGCGGAATCGGCATACGCAGCAGACTTAAAATCTGCCGACCTCACGGTCTTACGGGTTCGAGTCCCGTCCTCGGTATTTTTTCCCCTGTAGCTCAGTTGGTAGAGCGGCGAGCTGTTAACTCGCATGTCACTGGTTCGAGTCCAGTCGGGGGAGCTATTTCTTATAAATATGATGCTGTCACCACCAAAAGGAAATGGCATGGATATTAATAATTTAGATCTTAATTTTCTGCTCGAAGAAGCTGGTAATTTAAATGAGCGTGCTCCGCACGGCATGATGCCTTTAGGACCAGAGTTTTGGAGGGGGAGAATCAACCCCAACACTAATGCGTGGCATGATGTTCCAGATGTCTACTGGGAAAACTTACCCGATTGGATACCCACGTGGCAGAATTGGTCTAATAACCAGCAAGGTGACTGGTACGGTTGGTACGATACAAGACCTGGTTTGGTTCAGGATGCCCCTCCTCTGTTTGAACCACACCCAGCGTTCTCCGATCCAGACTACGGTCCTCCTCCGAGGACCGATCCCGCTGGACTTCCAGGCTACTCCGTCACCTTTTAGGGTGTGGGTCTTTTCATATAAATACTTCCATTAAGGAGGTTATCATATGAACAACAACCAAGGTCCTAAGCCTGGAATCAAGTCTACAGAATTCTGGGCAACCATTGGAATCTCTGGACTCCCAATAGCTGATCAACTGGGGTTCTTTAACAAAATGCCAGTCACTGAAGGTGGAGAAACCGCTTTATGGTTATCCGCTGGATTGATTGCTTCTGTTTATGTTTTCACCAGAGCATGGGTGAAAGTTTCTGCAAACAAGTATGGAGTTGAAAATGAAAACGCTAATGATAGTTCTAAGCCTTCTTCTGGTGTCTAGCACCCCTGCTTATGCTGAGGATTGCTTACCTTTTTTACAACCATTGAATTCAACTGTTAGGGTTCCAGATGGGTCTGGAACGGTCGTGGTGGTTGGAGAATATCAAGGCCCCACCAGAAACGTACTTTCCTCTTATGAGTACACCGAGTGGAACCCTGGCAAAGTTGGTGTAATGTCTTCCACTGGAGGCGTCACCTTCACCAACGTTACTAACGTTAACAGAAAAATGAGATACCGAATCTCTGTGCTTCTTCCTGAGGGATCATTACCGAATATCCCAGATGGTAGCGAACTGTGCTGGGAGCCTGATACAAGGAGAATTATCGGGGTATATGAATCTACCGTAGGGGCGAACGCGGTGGTAGAGGTCCCAATCTCATGGGATGTTTTAATCCGTAATTCTTCTCTTCTAGCAGATCTCAACGGAGACGGTCAGGTAGATGGTGCAGACGAAGGGATCTTGATGGCTGTGTTTAATACTGACGATCCTCTTGCCGATCTCAATGCAGACGGAATCGTCGATGCCGCTGACCTTGGAATCCTCCTCAACAACTGGTCTGACTCTTCTGACGATACCATCGATGGTGCTGATGCTGGTGACCCAGACCCCATCGAAGGAATGTTCAATCCAGACTGGGAATCTGCAGACTATATCATTGCCGCAGATATCGATTCTGAACCCTTGAGAGGGGGTAACGGACAAGTCCGCATCCCTTTTCTGGATTGGCAGTGGACAGCATAAAAGGTGAAATGTCTCTACAAGATGCAAACGGGTCTGCTGGACCTGCCACAATTACGATAAATCCATACGGATATCAATCAGTAGGGATAGACAGTTTGTTAGAACCTACTAGTAAGTGGATAGTCGAAATGTATCGAGGAAACTTACTAGTAGGTACGATAGGTTCTGACTCTTCTAATGCCTCTGCCAGTGGAAGGATAGGATTGCCCGACGGTGGGAGTCAATATGGCAATGCTATCTACTGGAGACAATTGATCCCCACTTCCGAAGTCAAATCGGGGGATAGGTGGGTGGTTTACGGTTGGGACTCTGCCCCAGAGATCCCTAACTATCCACCAGACAGAGAATATATAGAGCCTTGAAGAAAATAAATATGTAAACAACATCGGAGGGTAGCATGGTCTTATCTTTTAAAGAATACCTTGTAGAAGGCAGGGGATTTTTCACTGGTCATCACGTCGGAGACGGTGTGATGTTCATAGACGGTCCCCATGCTGGAAAAGGTACTTGGACCATCGCATCCCATGATGTTCATGCAGATGTTCATGCTGTAGTCCAGGATTACGTCGAAAAGGGATTTGAAGTTGCATCTCAATGGACGGGTCCTGATAAAAGGGTCACAGATGACAATAAAGTCAAAGGTGCCACCAAAGGGCGAGTAATCGTACTGAATGGTGAACCCAATTTAATAGTGGTCATCTATAGTGGGTCTGCAATGGGTGGAGCCTCCCCAAAGAGGTTCGGTCTACGGTATGCTACCTCCACCGAGAGCCTGGATTTGAAACCCCAGGCTCTTGGCATTCGTGATCAAGAATATAATATGAAAGATCTGGCAACTGCCGTCATTAATACGTTATATGACAGATCAGACATTGATAACGCCCTGGCTGGTTATCTTGAACTGATGATCGAGTATTATTGGAACAACCAGGCACCTAATATCGCCCAAGAGATCAAGGATGAGTACGGGGACATGTTGAGTCAATTCCCCATGGGTCAGATCAAGAAGAATTTCGGAGAGATTGTCGGTCCTTTCGCCATTCTCAATAGCAAATCAGATCTTTTCAAGAGTATGAAATTCAGTTCAAGAGACAAGGCATATTTCCCTTTAAGAGGAAACGAGCCGCTGGTCGACTTCTATCTGGTCAAGGGTGGAAATAGGATCCCGTTCTCTGCTAAGAGTGGAAAATCCACCACCAACGTCGTCAAGTCTGCTGACATCGTGCCGATGATCGACAATAACTCAGATTTCTTGAAGAAGTATGGGGACAGTATCGAGGTACAGGTTCTAAGAGACTTCCACAACAACACTGGTGTCGACGGTCCAATGGTTGCTGCTTTCAATCTCAAGAGATCTATAAGAGAATTCAAGAAGATCAGCAACGAAATGCTGAATCACTGGATTTCCAACTCCGCCCGTAAGGGTGCCACCTGGAAGTACGATCCTGAACTGTACGATGACTTCGTTAAGGCAATCGGAGTTCCAACCAGTGGTCGTAAGAAACCAACCTTCGGCGAGATCCTTTATTACACTGAGACCGCCATTTGTAAGGCCAGTAAGGGTAACAAAGCAATCTTGAACTACTCCGAGATCTTCGACGAGGTAGTCGGTGGTGCAGTAAACTACATCAACCTTCTGAATATTGGCAAGGACGGACTGCCGCAGTGGCACACATCGGAAGGCGGTAATGCAAACGTCATTCTCCGTACCAAGAACGGGACGACCAGAATAGCAGCAGACAAGATTGGACTACAGATACTATCATGAAAAATATTAAAGAGTTTATGGCAGAATCTATCGCCAAAAGAGGCGACAAATGGGCGGTCACCAATAAAAAGGGAGACCGAACTCTTGGTACACATGATTCCAAGAAGGATGCCCTGAAGCAACTGGCGGCTGTTGAAATATCCAAGAAGCAAAGGGGAGAATCTAATATTCCCTCTTTCAATGAATACCTAGCGAAGAACGAAGAGTGCGTCGATTGTGGTTGTGATGATTGCATCGGTACTCTAGAAGAGGCAGAGTACCAAGGAAAGAAAGTGACCCTCAACGATCCTTTCAGGACTCCAAAAAATGCTTCCAAAAAATTTGCGGTATATACCAAGAATGAGGCTGGCACCGTGGTCATCGTCAGATTTGGTGACCCTAACATGGAAATTAAGAGGGACGACCCAGGCCGTAGGAAAAACTTCCGTGCACGGCACAACTGCGACGATCCTGGACCCAAATGGAAAGCACGTTACTGGTCCTGCTACCAGTGGCGAGCAGGAGCGGAGGTAGACGACTGATGAATCTAAGTAACTTAAGAAATTTTATTGTTGAAGCAGATGATATGGGTCCTATAATCCCTACGATCAAAAGACTGGTCATTCCTGCTGGATATCCAGGCGGTCCAGAGGGACCAGCTGACGAAGATGATCACATCTGGAATCCAATATTTGTTGACTATGGGCATCAATGGGGACCAGAATGGGCTGATCCTGACGGACCATTCGGACCGAGCCCACCCATACGGGTTAACCCCGATCCCGAGTACGATTTCGATGGAGACGGAGTAGTTGGAAGCCCAGGCGACAAGAAATATAAACCACAAAATCCGTGGCATTGGAACCTTGATTACGAGGATGAGTACGAATATCCCTATGATCCAGGCGACATACACTATCCTGGTCCTAACCATGGAATCCCTCTACCCGATGATGATAACCCTTGGTGGTGGCCTTTCTCATGACTGATAACAACGAAGATTTCATGTTCGGGTTTTCCTTCACGGATTCACCAGAGGTACCTGCAGAACCAGCAGCACCTTCTTTTGACGTAGAAGAATATAAAGACCTGATTAGAAAAGACATCGAGGGCAGACTAGATGATGTCGAAGATCTGATTATCCCTTTGCTGGTTAATCTCAAGGGCGATGCAGAGAAAGATTATATTTACTGGCCTGCTGAAAATCGGATTCCCGCATTGGAATCTCAGATCGAGAAAATCAAGGAGATCACCCAATGAAATCATTCAAGCAATACACATCCGAAGATAAACAGATAAATGAAAATGCAGGCCTTCCTTCCTTGTGGCGACTGTTGAAACTCATCCTAAAGGGATCACCAGCGGAAGTCCTCACTCCTGGATACGGGGTGACTCCTGTCTTGGATGACAGAGGCATAGGTCACGACTCAGTTCTCCCTTTCTATGGACCCCCCGATGATGGTGGGAACTGGGTGTGGGATCCGATCAGACTAATTTATAGTTCCGATGATGATGGAGACGGTGTGCCAGATAGATGGTATGGTCAGGATCTTGCGGGAGAAGGACAGTATTATACCAATCCACCATGGGAACCCGCTCCGTACACCCCCATTCTTGGTCCTTTGCTGTCAGAACCCGACTGGACTCCTAACTCGATCGGCGACGGGCCGCCCCCAGTAGATTACCCAGATTATGGGGATGGCCAGATATTCAGATGAAGTCATTTAAGCAATACATCTCTGAAGACCAGCAGTTAGACGAAGGCATCAAAGATAAATTGATGTCAGCACTGCTGAAGATCCAACCAGTGGTCAGACTATTGGGCAATGCTAGACTAGCGTCCACAGCGGTGGCGATTCAGCTACTGGCGATGCCGATCGCAAAGAGGATCTTGGATCGTGCTAATTACGATAGTATTGCTAAAGTGGTAGACTTAGTTGACTTCCTGAGAGACAACGTTGCTACTCTGATCAGTCAGAAAGATCATTCCATCGACGAGGTTTACAAGGACTCTGGTTTGGGAGACTGGTTCCACAGTCAGTCTGCGGGTGGAGAGCCTGGTTGGGACCGTTATAATTCAAAAGGTGAAAAAGCAGGAAAATGTGGTGACTCTAAAGAGGGAGACCCTTATGCTGCATGCCTTTCGAAGCAGAAGGCAGACAAACTCGGCAAGGACGGGATCGCAAAATTCGTCCGAAGAAAGAGAGAGGCCCAGAAGTCTGCAGGAGATTCGGCGAAGGGCGGCGAAGAGAAGAAGGGTCAGAAACCCACCTCCGTCGCCACCAAAACCTCCGAGTCAGTACTGAGAGAGGGAAAGCCCAAAGATATGGGTCAGTTCGTAAAGAATATGAAGAAGAAACTCAAAGACTCGGGCGTAGATATGAGCAAAGAAGTTAGTAGAGATAGAGTGCAAGGGATTATTGGATCCACTGCCACCTCTAGACTTGCCGCTAGAGGGATTATTGACCTCAAGGGCGGGGAGAAGAGAGAGTCGGCGATTAACGAGAAAGATAACAAACCCACTGACCCAGCAAAGTGGGAAAAAGCCTTAGACAAGGCAAGAAATAAGTTTGATGTATTCCCCTCTGCATACGCTAGTGCTTACGCATCTAAGGAGTATAAGAAGATGGGTGGAGGCTGGAAGAGCACTAAATAAAGCACACACGGAGGAATCATGAAACTTAACGATCTCAGATTAGTGTCAGTGAATGAATCAATTGTCCTAAATGAAGCCGATTCGGTATTCCCATGGGATAATTTTCCAGATATCTTTCCTCCTCCAATAGGGTGGCCTCCTTCCTCCCCTGGCGCCCCGTTTTTTCCACCACAAATGCCAGGCTGGTGGCAAGGCAGTCCAGCAGGTTGGGAAGATTTTTATACCAACCCAGAGGTATACCCCCCAAACTTTTGGGAAAATTATCCTGGTGCCACCCCAGAAAATCCGCTCTTACCAGAGCCCTTCCGTCCTGAAAGGCCAGGCAACCCCTTGAGTCAGCCTGAATTATTAGACCCATATGGACCTCAAGGTCCAGACCCCACTGGACCACAAGGCACAGATGACCTAGGACCATATGCCAACAGAGGCTGGCACATAGACCCCAATACTGGCGAATGGGTTTATGATCCCTACCGAGAAGGTGGGTACTCCCGAGAAGAGAAGAAATGGTTTGATCGAGATCCAGGATTTAGGAGTCCCGATGCCCATCCTCCAGGAAGTATCCCAGTTAGACCGAATACCCCCACTGGACCAGGATTTTACGGGCCTGGTGGTGAGTGGGTCCCAATGGTTGAAATGCCCCCAGGGCATTACACCCCAGATTTCAACGGTGACGGCGTAGGAGATGGTAGACCATGGTATATCAACCCCGATCCAACTCAACTTACACCCAGGCCGTTCAGACCCGATTTAGATCTTCCAGGCTTTAAACCTGATCCCAACCGTCCTAACCCCCACAACGCACCAGGCTTAGGTGGTAGAGGTATCGGCGGTAGGCGTCCAACTCAGATCCGACCTAACCTCCCAGGGCCCCTTTGATGAAAATCAAAAATCTCAAACAATTCGTCCAGGAAGAAAGGCAGCAACTCAATGAGTTCAACCCTCTTTGGCTTATTCCTCTTCTCGTAGTTCCCGATCCCACCGATGTGTTACTCCCGATGGATCTGGATATTGCATATCCAGATTGGATACATGACCTGCTCAAGGATATACCATTCGACCCGAATGCGGGCGTCATCGGCGGTGGTATGCTGGAGCTCCCGCCTGGCGGAATGGGCATGCCGTGGCCCGAATATGAACCTGATCGCGGGTGGTGGTATTACGAAGACCCTGAAACTGGGGAATGGTGGGTCTCCCCCTATGAGGAAGGTCCTTTTATGCCATCAGGAGCGATCCCTCCTGGTATCAGTGAAGAAGACTTCTGGGAATGGTATGAAAATTATGACCCAGAAGATTGGGACGGGGACGGGTTACCCAATTATCAAGACGATCGTCCTTATGATCCTTGGACGGACACTGACGGGGATGGGTTAGAAGACAGTGATCCTAATGAAACCGACCCCAATGATCCAAATGTCCCAATCGATGGTGGTCTTAATCCAGGAGATGAAGATGGTGACGGTATCCCCGATTATGCGGATCCAGATAAGGAAATAATACCAGACTTCTCACGTCCTCCTGTAACTCCACTCCCCCCAGGATTTTTCAACCCATTTCCAGGATCTGTTGGATCACCCAAAGATAATCAACCGCCAACACCCAGAATGCCCCAACCAGGATTATAGAGGGAAACCCCCATGCATCTTAAAGATTTTTTCGACAAATTAAATGAATCCGACGAAGTGATTCCAAGCCCTGTTACAGATGTTTCAAACACTTCTATGGGTAATAGATCTTCAAGCGACTGGCTATTAAACCCGTTCGACTGGTTCGGAAACGACGATGATGGCGGCGGTGAGGTAGAAGATAATGGCGGTGATCCATTCATCCCCCCAGATCCCGATGGTTATAATACGTTTCCCGATGGTTATGGAGATCCTGGGTCTCCAACGGAAGGTGCACCCATGCCAGGTGACCCCAATTGGCCTGCTAACTGGCCTCTGCCCGATGTGGACACCGACGGTGATGGAATTCCAGATGCATGGAGTGTACCAGATCTCCCCAGTGGTGTTCCTCCAAATCAGCAATGGAACTGGGATGAGAACTACCCCTGGCTTGTAGACCGAGAGAACCCCATCATCCCGAATCCAGGTTTTGACGAGTGGGGACGCCCCGTTGGTCGAGACGGTCAGCCTCTTCCAATCCACGCCCCTGGATTTGATGTAACAATTGATGATAAAATTCTTGAAGAATTATTGGAATGGCTGAGGAATGCAGGGGAAGGTTGGAGAGAAGAGATAGACAACTTCGATCCAAGTGATCCAAGCACGTGGCCTTGGATGCCAGGGTATGGCTCTCCTGCTGGTGGGCCTGGGGTATTCGACCCCGCGTACGGTGTACCTCGACCAGGCGGCGGTTATGGCTCTCAACCAATGGCATGAATTAAAAAATTCTACTCTTGTATTCTTCCAATAGAAATTTATAAAAAGGTAAAAAGATGAAAATCAACGATCTTAGAACTTTAATCACTGAGGCACCAGGCGGTCCTGAATCTGGTGTGCCATGGTGGATGAACCCCGTCCCTGGTTTGTTGACCCCTTTTGCACCAGTCAACTATCCACTTCCAGGTTGGCAACCAGTGCCTGGAGCCAAGAGAGGGCAAAGATGGGTTTATAAAGATAAAAACGGTAACGATGTTACTGCACCAGCAGATATGCCAGGTGGTATAAACCCCAACGATCAAACCCAGCCTGGTGGAATGGGCGATCCTACCTTGTGGCCCCCCGCAGACCCCACCGAACCAAACCAGTGGACTGCCCCAACGGATGTTACAGCACCAGGAGAAGTTGAAGATGGTAAACCAGCAGGAGAGCCTACAGGTACTCCTATTTTAACTCCTGATGTCACTATTCCAGGTCAGCTTCCAATTCCTGGAGTGGGAGGCAATCCTGTTCTCAATCCTATCCGCTTCTTACCATTTGTACCATGATACTATCTTTCAACAAATTTCTTACCGAGGGTAAAAACACTCACCTAGAACACATTGAAGACGAAATCTTCAATGAAGGATCTACAGGCGTTGAGAATGCTATCAGATTCCTAGATGAAGTGATTAATATGCTCAGCGGAAGCAGCAAGAGTGCCGTTGATCTCACTACCAAGTGGGACGGTGCTCCTGCTGTCTTCTGCGGCATTAACCCAGAAAATGGGAAGTTCTTTGTTGGAACGAAGAGCGTATTTAATAAAAGATCCCCCAAGATCAACTACACCAATGATGATATTGATGCCAACCATGGCGGGGATCTTGCTAAGAAATTGAAGGCTGCGTTGAAATTCCTCCCTGAGTTGGGGATCAAGACTGTCCTTCAAGGCGATCTGATGTTCACTTCTGATTCCACTTTCTCGATGGATGTGGATGGAGAGAAACAGCTAGCATTCAGACCCAACACTATCACTTATGCCTTCCCAGAAGATAGTGACAATGCCAAAGAGGTGAAACGTGCTAAATTGGGTGTCGTGTTCCATACCAGATATACTGGTGGGGACATGGCATCCATGAAGGCATCTTTTGATCCTCAGGTCCGCACTCTCAGAAAGTCCAAGAACGTCTGGTACAGAGATGCAGACTTCAAGGACGAGAGTGGCAATGCTACCATGACCAGTGATGAGCAGTCTTATGCCGAAGATCTCCTAAATGATATCAAGGCCCAGTTCTCTAATACCTCCGCCTTCATTGACGAGGTTACGGGATTTGCTAAGTTGATCCCAATGGTGAAGATCTATGTGAATGACATGGTCAAGTCTGGTAGTGTTAGTGGAAGCACCAGGGGTCTAGTTGGGTTTGTCACCCAAAAATATTCAGAGGCAATAGACAGTGTAAAGACCGAAGTGACCAAAGCATCTAAGAGAGCTGAGTTGCAGGAGGTCGTACGGTACCTAAATAGTAATAGAGAATACTTAGACGAAGTGTTTGAACTACATGAATCAATCACGGATCTGAAGATCTTCCTCGTTAGGAAACTGGAAAAAATCGATTCAATCGGTACTTTCATTCAGACTGAGAACGGTTTGAAGTCCACTGCTCCAGAAGGATTCGTGGCAGTAGATAGGGTGAGTAACAAAGCACTTAAACTGGTCGACAGACTAGAATTCAGTAGGTCGAACTTCACAGTAGCTAAAAACTGGGTAAAATGATATGAACTATTATAATCAGGCAATACTAGAGGGAATCATCCATCGAAGGATGCTTAGAGAAGTCGGCGAACTGGGATTGGATACTGCTGTCGCTAGTAATGTTAAACCAAATTCCACCTATGCTGGGTTTAATCCAGGCGGAGATCTTAGTACAGCAGTCGGTGGAATCGCAGGAATCGGGGCGGACCCCAGTCCTAAGATTGCCAACTACGGTCAAAGATTCAACAACCGAGCATATAATCAGATGCCTTACCAGTACAGTAAAGCAGACTATATGGCAGCATATAGGGCATATATCGAACAACAGGAAGAAGAAAGACGAAGGAGAATGGGAAGATGACTAAAGTATTATTCGAACAATTCGATCCTTTTTCCGAAGAACCAGCGAAACCCATAATTGCTGAAAGCCTATATGGTGGGTTTACCCCACAAATGCGGGGAAAAAAGAAAGATCCCAACAAGCAACAAATGATGGCGATGATCCAGCAGATGATGTCTGGTCAGATGCAGCAGCCTCCTGGTGGTGGTCAGATGCCACAGATGCCTCCTGGTGCAGATAGACCCCCACAGATGCCGCCCATGGGCGGTCAGATGCCACAACAGCAACCACAAGCACAACCCCAGACGGGTATTGCTCCCCCAACGATGCCTCAGGTCCCAGACCTCCGAGGTAGAGATGAAGGAAGCGGCATGGACATGGCGGGAGCGATGCAGCAGGGTAGAGCTTCACGGTCCACTCCCAGACCCATGGCTTCTGCAGCTGCTCAAATGCAACCCCCAATTGCTGGGGGTATGCCAGCTCCTCCAATGCCAGGAATGCCACCACAAATGCCAGGGATGCCGCCGCAGATGGCGGGTGGACTGCCACAGCAGGGAGCACAACAACAACAGCAGCAGCAACCCAGACCCATATGGGATTTCAAATCTGGTAGAAAGAAAGATGTGACTGGTCTGAGAGGAAGAAGAGACATCACTGCAGACGAGCAGCAGGGATTCCTCCAGTCCGCAGGAGAGTGGAGAACTTCTGATCCTCTGGGCGGTGACCGTGCAGATGTCTATCAGATGGCTTACGGAATCCATCCAGAGAAGGTTCGTGGTCTGAGTCCTATTGAGAGACCCATCAATTATTCCTTCGATGAATTGCAAAAGAGACAGCAGGAACACATGCAAAACATGGGTCAAGCTGGTTACCATCAACCAAACGAAGATCCAGAAATGTTCTACCGCGAACCAGAGATTCAAGGTGTTCCCGCTGTTGAACCCATGGCGATGGATGGGGTTTCTGACATTCTGAAAAGCCTAGCGATGCAGCAATACTACGAAGGTGGTAACAATGCAGAGAGAATCAGGAAGATTAAAGAAATGCTCGCTAAGCAGCAGATGATGAACCAGCAACACCACGGTGGAGCTGGCGGTCCACAAGAGGGACAAGGTGGTGGGATGCCAGGCATGCCCCCCATGATGTGATATAAATAAACGTTTTTTTGTAATCGATCAAGGAGATTTATATGATTACTTTAGCAGAGATGGACTACTCCAGCATTCTGGGAACAACATGGTTTATCGCACTAACTTTCATTGCTGGTGCCGTAGTCGGTGCTCCCGCATGGGGTTGGGCAAAGAAATTCTTCCCATGGAATAAGGACTGATATCGAGTGCTTACCTTCAACGAGAAGAGAGGCCTCCAAGAGGCAAGTGGGGACGGGGTTGTTTTTACCTTTGGTAGATTCAATCCCCCCCACGTAGGCCACGAGCTTTTGGTTAATACTGTGCTCAAGACCGCTCGCAAGAACGGGTATGAAAATATGATTTTCGCTAGTCCTTCGGAAGGCAACGTGAAAAATCCCTTGAAGTACAAAAACAAAATAAAATATATGAAGGCGTCGTTCCGCAATGCGAATGTGGTAGAAGACCCCAGCATGAAGAACCCGTTTTTCGTCGCTAAAATGTTGAGCGATGAAGGATACAAAAATGTCATCCTTGTTGTCGGTAGCGATCGTGTCGCTGATCTAGACAGGGAGATCAGGAAATATATCAATCATTCAGATCCCAAAAAATCGTTTGATTTCGATAATTTCGAAGTCGTTAGCGCTGGTGGCAGAGATCCTGACTCGGATGGGGTCTCTGGTATGTCAGCATCGAAAATGAGAAAACTCGCATCCGAAAACAATTTCGACGGATTCCTGAAGGGGGTCCCCAGTGGAATGCCAGATAGAACTGCATCAATGATGTTTGATGACCTCAGGGCAGGAATTAAACTGTATGAAGAGGTTATTGCTTTCTACGATAACCTACCAATCGATATCAGTGAAGAAGACTTCGCAATCGAGATCACCAACAACTTATCCGAAGAAGCATACGAGGCTCTAATTAGTGGCTCGTTGGATATAAATAACGACGAACAAGGAGACTACTGATATGAAGCACTATAAAGACTTCAAGAAGCAAATCATCAACGAGGGTCTCGGCCCAAACGCCGCTGCACTTGATAACGTTCATTTCTCCAATGTCGTTTCAAAGGCGGATGATGGTAGCGTTAACCTCTACGATCCAAATACGCCAGAGGCAATTGATAGGCTGAACGCTGGTATGGCATTTATCAACGGGCAGCCCGTAGCAGATCCCAAGGCCAGAGTCACGGAAATCAGGCAGGCAATGGGATTTGCTGGAATTGATTTCAATCCTGCGGAAGTCCCGATCGAAGTGGGTACCCATGTTGTCCCCGCAAAGCTCTGGGGTGGTATGATCGGCATGGAAGACGATGGAACCTTTGTCAACGACAGCGGATTCAAAAGAAAGACTGGTAAAGAGTGGGGAGTCAGGTTCACCTGGACCAAGGAAAATGGACTATGGGGACTTGAATCTGAGATTCAACCTGTGTGAGAAACTTTGAAATTGACATCTAACAACTATATTATGTACGCAATGAAGCATTATGACAACCCTCAGTGCTTAGATATCGATGAATTTTACAGCGATATCAATCGGATTAAGTACCTCAAACGTCTTTTAAAGAGGTATAAAACCACTGGGGAGTTGAAAGATAGGTTGATTTTAAACCATGTCATTGTCCTCAATAATGTCTTCGGTGTGATACCTTGTTCGAGACTCCTCTTCTTTAGGATGGAAAAAGAATACCACGAAATTATTAAAACATTGTTGGTATTTTTAAACATTGCCCCAGAGGGTGATGAACTAAAGAAAGTGGAAGAGGCAGACATTTTGTCGTTGGGGATCGATCAAGAAGTAGCAGACCTACTGAGGAAAATATGAAAGTATTCGATACATTCGTAGCATATAAATTCATCAAGCTTTTAACGACTCCGTTCGATGAAACTGATGCCTATAAGCTGGGAATTATTGATGCTAAGGGGAACATTCTCAAGAAGAGAAAAGACCTTATCAATAGCAAAGATAAGGCGGCATACCCTTCTAACGTATATACGTTGGTGTGGAATTTGCAAAAAATCCTGAACAAGGTGCCCATCGTAAAGAGCAGGATTGGCAAATTCGCCACTGCCCTTTACCTATTAAAAGAAGAATCTGGTGTTCCACTTGATCCCATGTTGATCGAGGCGGTAACCATGCACTACGGACTAAATAAAGAAGACTTATTGTCAGAACTAGAAGGAAAGGCTATCCTGATGGAAAACCGCAACAACAACATTAGACTAACATCTCATCTAAACCTATCTGGAGCTGGACAGCTTCAGGAGAGATACGGTGATTCGGTGCTATCGTGGAGAGACCTTCCTGATGACGAGAGAGAAGATATTGCCCTTCTCATCTTCAGAGACCGAGAGGCTGCCAAAATTGCCAAGGAACCCTGGGTAATGATTTCTAAGAAGATCCAGGACAAACTAGTCAAGGCTCTTGAAAAAGAGACCGACGGTCTTGTGACCCTAGAGGAATCGCGTTATGGTGATGCCGAGCTCGAATGGGATTCAATGCCCGAAGATGAGAAGTTCGACATAGCGGAGATCGCGTTTGGGGAGAGAAAAGCAGTTAAAATCTCCAAGACTAAGTGGGCAAGGATCGACCCCAAGATGAAGAAGACCCTCATCAAGACGATGGAAGACGAAACTAATGGTTTGGTGACCATTGCTGAAGGTCGATATGGCGACGCAGAACTAACGTGGGATGATATGCCAGAAGACGAGCGATTTGATGTCGCCGACTCCGCCTTCGGTACATCTAAAGGTAAAAAGATCTCCAAGATGAAGTGGGGTAAGGTTAGTCCTGCCGACAAGAAGACTCTCATCAAGACCATGGAAGACGAAACTGATGGTCTAGTGACCATCAAGGAAGAGGAATTCCGAAGCTGGGAGAAGATGCCACGAGAAGAGAAGCTAGAACTAGCGATGATGGCGTTCGACGGTGATGAAAAGTATGCCAGACAGACCTCCAATAAGAAGTGGAGACAACTTAGCTCTTTCTCACAGGCAGCTCTGATGAAAGCAATCGCCCAAGCAACTGACGGTCAGATGGAGTTGATGGCATCCATCAAGGAAGAAGCAAAATCGAAGGACATCGTCAAGGGCCTTACCGACATGGACGGTCCGTTCACCGTTGTTGCTATCAAGAACAACAAGGTGATCAAGCAAGAGAATACTAAGATGAAGGACATGCTTCCCGCCGTCGTCAAGATGATGCGTAAAGAAGTAGGTCCTAATGTTACTATCGGTATTGAGGACAGAAAAGGAACCATCCGACACACCTTCAAGGAAAGTGTCAACGAAGAAATGGATCCTAGAGATCATGTGAAAAAGAAGGATGGCAAGTATTGTGTCTACGATAGCGACGGCAATATCGCTAAAGAATTTAATAAAATAGGAGATGCCCACATTTGGGCCATCGACAACCACGATGACTTGATGTTGGACGAGTCGGTAGACCTTAGAGACCTTGCCACCAAAGGCATGGGCACCTTGACCGCTAAGCAGGCAAGGCAAACAGTTGGTAAAGACCAGCAGTTCTTTTCCAAGAACGGTGGAAAAAAACTAGAGGGTAAGGTCGTCAAAGTCAGCTCGAGCCATTACACAATTAGGGATAACAAAACCAAAGAGAACCACACCTTCAAAGTGTATGACGAGGAGAAGGCGAAGGAACTAATCAACGAGACCGCCAGTGGTATGCCCCTGAAGGCAATTCCCGCCACTTATAGGTTCGAAGATAAGAAGTCCTCTCAGGCATTCACCAAGGCAATCAAGGTCAACTACAGCTCTGACACCGCGATTGCGACGTCCGATGGTAGGATCGCTCATGTCGAATTCTTCACCAAGGACGGCGAAGTCAGAAGAAGAATTAGCAAACTAGCGAAGGATATGATGGGCAAGGTCATCGGAGAGGGATCCGAGAAGAGAACTTCATGGAATCTTGACGAATTGATTGGAACCACTTCCACCGCTATCCCACAGAACCGTGACGGCGTTGTGGGTATCAAGAAAAAACGGAAAAAAAAACTGATGTGATGAATGAAATGAATCATCTTCCCAAAAAGGGGGAGATCGTGAGCGAGTACAAAGGTGTTAAGGTATTCCAGTTGACACCAGAAGAATTTAATCAAGTTACTGGAAGAAGAAAATACGAGAGATGGTCTAAGACTCTGGGTGAATCCCCCAACTTGGGAATCATCAAGTCTTATTCTCTCAAACGTCCAGGTACCCCGATCATTGTTCAGAATGGAGATACTGGTGAGATGAAGATGATCAGAAGAAGACTAAACGACCAGAGGTTAAAGCACAATAGAAAAAATCGCAATGGTGGTTGAAGCACTGATTTTGTCTTTGGTATTATTTGGAGGTATAAATGATGCGTGTGGTAATCAGTACAATACTAACCATGTCGTTCTTAATGAGTTGCTCGGTGACCCCGACTTCATCACGTTCGGTAGACCACCCTTCAATACAAATGGTGGATACCGTCAGAGAGCAGATAGAACAAACCGAAGAGATTCATCAATCAAGCAGTCTCATAGACTCTCACCTCCACAATATCGACATGGAGGCCGAAGAGATTCTGTGGAGGACCGCCGAGATCCCAGACGAAGAAATGACGCCTCAGACGGAAGAGATAGAAATAAGAGCGGGATCGATAAGAGACTCCGCCAAAGAGGCCCACAAAGAGCAGGTGAGAATAGAAGAGGCCCTAGAAGATCTGGATATGGCAAATGTCCGTGCTGCCGCCGCGATAGTCCAGGTAGAGGGGCTAGAAGATCTCCTCGCCGATTACGCGGAATCTGATAGGGAAGTAAGACAGCAAGCATTACAAAATATGCGGAGTTTCATCACTCTGGCCTTTTCTGTGGGCTTCTTCATGATTGTTGGTGGCGCATTCGTCACCATCAAAGTGGACCGAAAGCTGGGTGGTGCAGTTCTGGCAGTTGGCATGTTAGTCATCGGGTTTGCTGCTGCATCCCAATACTATCTTGAAGAAATAGCAATAGTCGGACTGGTAGCATTAATCATTGGATTTTTGCTGGTTGCGGGTATGTTGGGTAGAAGTCTGTTGGAAGGGAAAAATTACCAGGACGCAACCAGAGAAGTGGTAGAACTAATCGAAGAGATCAAAGACCACATGAGCGATGCGAGTCTAGATGACATGCGTAAAGAAATATTCGGACCAGGCGGGATCGCTGGCAAATTCACCAATCCAATCACCAAGAGAATCATAGCTGAAGTTAAGGCGAAGAATCATTTTGAGAAGCTCAGTCGTCTAAATAAGTGATATGAAAACATTCCTCCAGTTCATCTTCGAAGCTGTTAGATTCCGCCGTAAAGGGTGGGTCAATGTTAAAACAGATGAATTATCTCTTTTCCCCATGAAAAGGGGTGTTCGACCTTATCATGACGAAATAATAGTCAACAACTTGTCTAAATTCGGTGGTGAGTCGCTGAAGAAAAGATGGGCAGAGACGTACGGGTTTGAAGATGGAGATGAAGAAGTCGAGAGCATGTGGGATGATCTTAAGAGTGGTAAAGTAGACAGAGACTCGAATCTCGACAGTCTACTAGCGAGCATGGGGTGGCACAGAGTCGTTTTCGATGCAGGTGTCAGCTCGTTAGAAATCAAGCAAGGTGGTGCACCAGCGGCGAAAAAGGCTGCCAAAATCATATACAATAAGTTAGACTGGGTGAAACACATTGAGTTCTTAGAGATTTACGAACGTGGGTATGAGGCCGACGAAGAGATCGAGATCAGAAGCGAGAGAGATTTGATATCATATATCAAAACGGGGAAGCCAGCGCCTCAGCAGACAGACATAGGGCGAACAATGGCAATGTTCCGTGGAGAAAGTGTGTTAGAGTCAAAAAAAGGCGAGATGCTTATTGGTTGGGTGGATCCCAAGAACAAGCTGATCCTGCACCCCGAGGGCGGTAGGGGGTGGAACTTCCATACTCAGGTTCTTACCAATATGATGTCGGCAGAAGAGTTTCGAAAGTTTCAACCAGACAGGATCGGTGTGGATATTGCACAAGATATGGCGCAGTTCGTGAAAAATGGCGACATGACAGAGGCACAACTCCAGGACATCATTGACAAGTCATACAAAAACATCTACAATGCACTCAAGTTAGGTAAGTCTGATGGTGATTATGATACCGAAGAAAATCTAGAAAAAGCAGGATGGGTCAAGGTCCGCATTGATAGAAAACAAAATGGTCGTTCGTCTGTTCTTGGTGAACTCGATCGATGTCAAGCAGCAGCAAAGGTGATTGACAAGACACTCGGTGGTTGGCAAGGCATCAATACCGATCAGTTCTGGGTGAAAGACGGCGGTACAATGGTTGAAGATGAAAAGTCATGGGATACATACGTCAAGACGGGACGAGTACCAAAGAAAACCGACATTGGCAGAACGATGGCGAGATTCCGCTAGGGATCGACCGTCAGTCCACCTTCGTGGAACAAATACTTACAAATATAATAGGCATCGACGATATCGCTAGTGGGGTTCCCAATATTGGATCTCTTTGGGGTCATTTCCCGCTGTAAATCCATCCCAGTCTCCTGCATCCAGGACTCATACATGTGCTCTTTGGTAGCGGCACCAGACCCAGTGGCAAACTTCTTGATCTGGGTCGGAGTGACTACACTTAGAGGGGTGTTATTCAACCACAACTTATGTTTATAAATGCCCGTATTTTCACCGATGTCGAATACCCTGCCAGTAGCAGCATAAGCATAACCTTCAATCATGACATGGTTGTAAAAAGACGTCTTATCCAAGGCCCAATCAGATATGAAATCATATCTTTCCATAGATGACTTGAAGTCTTTAAGAAGTCTGCCCGAAACCAAACCCCCGAAGAACTTACCTTCCAGCTTTTTAATCTTGGTCAGATAATAAAAGCGGCAGTTTTCGAAAGACCATTTTTCACCCCAATGGGTACAAATGCCTGGGCTGGTCATACTGTAGTCAACGCCTGCTGTTTTCATGGAGTTATTTATATTATAAATAAGAGAATGGAGGGCTAAGCCCATGTTCAAAGACCCAGAGTGGATAAAATCGGTGATGGATACCTACATCAATATGAGGGAAGATGCCCATATTGGAGATGATACCGAAGAAGAATATGAAGACGGGTATATGGATGGGTACGAGGACGCACTCAGAGATCTAGAGGGGTATGAGGACGATGAAGATGACGAGTTTGATCTCGAAGAATATAAGAAGATGTCCTCATCTGAAAGAACAAAGGCCAAGAAATATAGACGGTCCTCTGCTGGTAAGAAAGCCCGAAAGAAGTATTCCAAGAAGAGAGCGAAGTCTGGATATCGACCAAGCAAAGTCAGATCTAAGGCCGCCAAGAAATCCGCCAAGAGAAGACGGTAATGAGATTGAGTCTCAATCTCAACGGAGTTCTCGGACCCTAACGGGACCCTAACAGCCTTCATCCACAACTCATCCACATAATAAACCCCCTTCCTGATATTCAGAAGGGGGTTTTCTCTTGTGTCAACCATCAGCTTGACACGAGCCCTTTTTTCTGGTACAATGGGTGTTCAGGATTCGGGATTGGTCCCGACCACGAACACCTCCTCTTCGGAGCACTGAAAAATGGCAACTGCCCAATCGATTGCAGCCCGCGAGTCCTTCATTGAAGCGATGCGTGATGCTGGTCTGACCTCTCCCGTCACCCGAACCGAGATCAAGGCACTCTGCCTCTCGACTGGCATTTACGCCTGTCCTCCCGCTTGGATCTCTCAGGATCAGACTCGTCGGACCGAAAACGTCGGTGAATACATCATCCACGAGCTGGGTTCGTCTGCGACGAACGTCGTCCATGAGACCACGAGTCTCCCCAAAAAGGCAATGGTCAAAACCATTGTCGAGACCCCCAAGGTCTCTCCTGCGACAAGCGAAGTTCGTGGCATGACTGGTGGCGAGTCTGACTCCTTGGTTCCGAGCAAGATCGATACCTACGTCCCATGGGGTCACTTCGGGGATGTCGTGACGATCATGAAGAGTCGCATGTTCTATCCCATGTTCGTGACTGGTCTGTCGGGCAACGGCAAGACCACCATGATCGAGCAGGTATGTGCGAAGCTCAAGCGGGAAATGTTCCGAGTGAACATCACCAAGCAGACTGACGAGGATGATCTCCTCGGCGGATTCCGTCTCATCAACGGCGAGACCGTCTGGTGTGATGGTCCTGTGGTCCGTGCCATGAAGCAGGGTGGTATCTTGCTTCTTGACGAGGTGGATCTCGCATCGCACAATATCATGTGTCTCCAGCCTGTGCTAGAGGGCAAGGGTGTCTTCTTGAAGAAGATCGGACAGTGGGTCACTCCTGCTGATGGATTCCAGATCTTCGCCACTGCCAACACCAAAGGCAAGGGGTCAGATGACGGTCGGTTCGTGGGTACGAACGTGCTGAACGAGGCATTCCTCGACCGATTCTCGGTCACTCTGGAGCAGGCATATGCTCCCAAGAATGTCGAGACTCGGATCATCAAGAAGATGATGGACAGCCTTGGAGTCAATGACGATGCTTTCGCAAAGACTCTGGTCAGCTGGGCGGACATGATCCGACAGTGCTACTACCAGGATGCCGTGGACGAGATCATCACCACTCGTCGTTTGACGAACATCGTGACCGCATACTCGATCTTCAAGGATCAGAAGAAGGCGATCGAAATGGCGATCACCCGATTCGACGATGCCACCAAGGAATCCTTCCTGACGATGTATGGTAAGCTCGATGCCGACTTCGACAAGGAGGCACGAGCAGAGGCGGAGAATGTCGCTAGGGAAGGTGCCACCCATGTCTCCATCAGGGTTCCTTTCGCCGAGAAGGACGATATCAAGAGCTTGGGTCCAGTCCTCTGGATGCCAGATGCCAAGAAGTGGAAGATGAATATTGCTTCCTACAACGCCGTGGAAAGCAAGATTCTGGAGAAGAACTGGCAGGTGGATTGGATCAGCGAATGATTGATTCTTACGGAGCATACTTGATCATAATCGCCTGTATTTCAGGGATTTATTACCTCTACAAAGGAATTTTTGACGATGCCTAATTGGTGCCAAAACACAATCGAGATCAGTGGTGATCTACAAGAAATCACCGACCTGATGTATGCCATGAAGGATCGCGGATTCTGTGAAGCAGTGATCCCTCTCGGTGAGTGGGATTATGGAAAGGCGATTGATACTTGGGGAACCAAGTGGGATCTCCAGATCGAGGACGATTGTTTTGACGTCGTCAAGAATGAAGACGGTACTGGTACCCTTTTCATCGACGCAAATTCTGCATGGTCTCCACCCATCCCAGTCATCGAAGATCTCTCCCAGAAGTTTGAGGTAGAGGCGTGGTGGGTAGAACCAGGTATGGCATTCTGTGGTCAGTATCTGGATGGAGAGATGACTGAATGGGGGGATGCTGGGGACATTGACGGCATCCCAGAAGAGGATCGCGACATCCTGGCTGATGGCTTGCAGTCATGGCTTGAAGAAGAAAAGGAATGGAACGCTATGAACAGTATTGATTGGGATAGTGAAGAGGGCATTGAAGATGCAAAGTGACCAAATGATGGCTATTAACCTTAGCCAGGATACAGGGTACTTGACAGAGGACAGCCTTTGTGATACAATGGGTAATGACCTCTTCGAAGAAGATGGTAGTTTGAGTGAACATGGCAAGCAGACTCTTGCCGATCTTGAAGAACAAGGACAGTTGATCTGATGAACGATTTCGAATACAACAATCTCACCAAGCAGCGTAAGGCCTATGTGGATGGCATTCTAGAACACGGTGTCGCACTGGGGATCAATCTCAGCAAGGATACTTTTTGCCGTGCCGAGCTTAGGCAAATCAGCATGAGCATGAAGGGCAAGAAGTGGATTCCGAACTGGATCACTCATGAACACACCCGCCGAGCTGGTGTCGGTGTGTTCCACCTTCCTGAAGTGAGCGAGAAGTATACTGCAGATAGCGAGACCACCACCTCCGAGGTCCAATCCAGCGAAAGCAGTACCGTGATCGAGGAAAATGGGCAGGCAAAGTGGGCAAATGACAAGCTTCGAAGCCGTCTCCGTCTCGAAGCAGAAATCAACGCGGAAGTCGACTGTGAGGAAGTCTCTTGGTGATCCGTTCCACGAGGATATCTGATGATATCCGTCATCTTACTGGTATTGCTCCTCTCATAGTGGGGAATGGTGTTGATCCAGAATCTAGACTGGCAGCAGCAGATACATTCATCCAGATATCAGACATCGTTCTAGGGTACCAACCCGACCTGATCACGGCAGAAGAATACCGTTTCATAGTTGAAATACTCAAAGAAGTCGTCGACATCTATTCAGGAGATCATTCATGACAGACGCCATGCAACGTACTATCGTCTTTCTCTACGACCACCACAAGACCAGTCCTTCCAGGAAGATTGTGAACAAGAAGGTGATTGATACCAAGAGGGAGGATCCTTCTCCTTTCCAAATTGTCGAAATTCGGAATTCGCTTGAATTCACGATCGGCGACTGGGTGAAGCAATCTCAGGTCAGAGAAATGTGTAAGGGTAACAAGTGGAATGTTATCATCATGAACATGGGTCGAGCACAAGGGAGGGATTGGTAGTGCCAGTAGTCCTCTCTTTTGACAACCCAGACGTCCGAGAACAGTTCTTTTCCTCCAATCTTCTGGAAAAGTATCAAGTAAGTGAAGATACGTTGGAGTCCAGTACTGATTGCTTGATCAACTGTCCTCCAGAATTTGAGAAGGCAATCGTTCGTGAGGCCAAGATCCAATACAGTGCCATGGATTACAAGACATGCGGTGGTCGGACCATTGGTGAATGCGAAGATTATGAGAACAGCTGCGGTGCTATGTGCGAGTACTGCCAATATTTTCAAAGCTGATTATTGACAGGTAATTCAGCCTGTAATACATACAAAGTCCTCACAAGGGGGTTAGAACATAATGTTTAATGACAACACCATCGTGATCGAATCAGATTCAATGACCAGATCGTCCATCCTTTCATGTCTTAAGAAGGGGATCTGTGAAATCATCTATACAGATCCCAGTGGGGATGATGTTACAATTTTTGTAACCCTTAAATCCCACCACATCGAAGAAGACAAGGTTCATGACTGGATTGACTTCGAACATGAGAGCAGGATCCTCGTCGTATGGGACCTTAACGGCGACGAATGGCGAGGCGGAAAGTGGATTCAGATCCCATTTTCACGAATCACGAGACTAGAACAACTTACGGGAGTCACTCGATGACCAATTTTTCAGCAGGTTCGACAATGTACCATGAACCGACCAAGAGGAAGTGCACCATTGTGCAAAGTTCAGAGATTCTGATTGAAGACCACGACCACGATCCCATGGTTCAGGTCCAATTCGAAGGTGTAAGTTGCACATCATTTGTTCATTCTAGTGAGATCAAGGAATTCCTTCTCGGCTGATCGCCGATCCCTAAATAATTTAGGGAGGTGACATATGCCGAAAGAAGGATGGAAAAAGCCTAGGAATAAGACCGAGTGGTTAGCAGATCTTATCGAAGTGTCCGAGGCGGCAGTTAAGGGGTATGAGAAGTACCTACTCAACAAAATCGATTACTTGGAAATGGCCAAGTTAATGAAACGGTTGAGAGACATGTTGCCAATGGACATCGATGATAAGTTCGACAAGGGGGCGTAGCTCAGAGGTAGAGCATCGGACTTTTAATCCGCTGGTCGCTGGTTCGATCCCAGCCGCCCTCATTTTGTAATGGTTGACACGGGAAAGCCTCCCGTATAAAATAGTGTTTCGTAATGATTGATAAGGAGATAACCAAAATGGTCCAGAAGATTCTTTATTGTGCTGCTCTCATGAGCATCATCGGTAGTATCATTGTCTACAACTTGCACTCAGTGACTCTAGGCACGTTCATCGGCCTGTGGGTTCCTACCCTGCTCCTCTTGAGCAACCGTCCTTGCCCATGGGCAGGATGCAACAGGGTTGACTGCAACAAGCCTCTCTGATATAATGTAGTTTCAACAGTGCAAGTGAGATCTTCCGATGGGTCCCGCAAGCAGAATTTAGTGAACATCGGAGTACAGGAGAACGGAATGCCACTGAGCCCCGTTTCTAAGCGTCGTCAGGTCATGAACTTCCTCACCAGCTACCCCGACAAGGGTCTGACCATTGCTGAGGCAAAGAGTCGTTTCGGGATCGCGAACCTCGCGAACACCATTCGCGACATCGCACCTCAGGTGGAGGCCTTCGGAAATTGGAAGGTCGATCGCATGCGAACCCCACGTGGTAAGGTCCGCTACTTCATGCGGGATACCCACCCTGGCAGTCGCACCTTCGGGTACGATCGTGAAGGCAACCGATACACCATCGGCGGTCCGAACGATCCGACCACCACTGCCTGATTTAATCAGGTGACAACCCCCCTTTCGGGTGAGGAGGGCGAAAGCCCTCCAATCCTTTTGGTTCTTTGACAAGTGAATAGAAAACAATGATGGCGGCCTGATCCGCTGCCGTCAGCTCCGTGGCAGAATAATTTTTAGCTATGGGAAATAAAGCACGTGGTCACCCGCGTCAACGGTCAAGTGACTGAGATAGGGTGAGACGGTACAAGTAGTCACTCGCCTGATTGTAGCGACGAACGTTAGGGGTAATCAGCAAATCCCCTCGGAGCAAGATTTATCGTCTGGACGACGGTGGGAGGAAAATACCTTTAAAAAGCGAGAGATTCTCGCCCCCACCTGAGTCCAGATTTCTTTATCAAGCGGGTGTAGCTCAATTGGCAGAGCGTTAGCCTTCCAAGCTGAATGTTGTCGGTTCGACCCCGATCACCCGCTTTCCTTCGGAGGGCAGTGTTATGTGAGCATTGAACGTGTGAGCTTTATTATGTGTCTCCCGACAGACGTTAAACAGTCGGTAGGACGGAGATAGTTTGTGGGTGTTCTCCTCTTGTCCTTTAATAAAACCCTCATTTTTCGATATTTAACCACGAATCCCATGCATCGAGGATCTGAGTTCCCGCTCTCCCGATGTGCATCTCAAGCATGGTGGGCTTACGTGGTTTATTTTTAAGAGGCATTTTCGCCTCTTTCGGAGTCTTGTTGCTTTTGACCCCATTGCACCTTTCGCAAGCGGCAACAAGATTGGTCCACGTGGAATCGCCACCTCTGGACCTTGGGACAACGTGGTCAATAGTCAACTTGGTTTTGTCCTTGGTGGATTTACCACAATACTGGCAGGTCCACCTGTCTCTTGTCATGACATTCCTCTTGGTGGGTGTACTCTCTTTGTATGGAGTATGCACGTACTTGAAAAGCACCAGCACCTTTGGCAATTTGAATTCGCCTCGGGTGCTGGTGATGCTGTATTCTTCAGTTTTTACGAACGGAGAGAACGCCTTCCCCGTGACTAGCAGACGCACTGCGTCCCGCCAGTCCACTATCCGCAATACTTCCTCGGATGAGTTAAGGACGAGTACTTGTCGTTCTCTCATAAATCCCTTTCCGACCAGGGTTTTTTATCAGTTGCTTTATTTATTCAAGAGCTATTGTTGAGACTGAGACTCAATCGCAATGGGGTTCTCGGACCCTAACGGACCCCTAACGCCATGTTAAGGTTTTGTTAAGGCTTTCTTCATCCACAACTCATCCACAGACCCCTCTTCCTGATATTGAGAGGGGGGTATTCCTGATATCAGGAAGAGGGTATCACCAAACATAAGCACATATACTTGACACGGAGGTCTCGTTCTGGTACAATGGGTGTATGGAAACCAACATGCATCAAAATGACCCCATCGATCTCACCATCCTCGAAATCCCTTTCGGAGACAACACCCAGACCGAGACCATCTCGATCGGATTCCTTGAAATGGATAACGGCAAGATCTCTCTTGATATCTCGATCGACGGAGACCTCATCGAGATTGGCACTGCCAAGGAGCTGAGCGACGATGCGTTTGGAGAAGGATACTGGGACTCCATCATGAACATTGTGTACAAGACGTACTCCAATCTCATCAAGTACGAGAGGAATTTGGTCTGTGGAACGACTGGCAGGCTGCTTGCAGGTCGGACCGACTTTCGGATGGACCTCGTTGCTCTCAAGGAGGTCAACTGACCATGAGCGATTTCATGATTTTTCTTGAAGAAGAAGGTATCATCCAGTCCACCGAATGGGCCTTTGAGAACCTCAACACCAACCAGCTCAACGCCTTGATGGATGATCACACCGATGCATACATCAGGAGCACCAGGATCAAAAATGAGCGATAAGTGTCCAGAATGCGGTAACCGTTACTGTGGAGTTGATCCCAAGTGTTGGGATTGCTACGAAAAAGAATCACCTCTCTCCTCCTCCTCGAAAAGAGAAAACACCATGTCCGACGACAAGCAGATGAACCGACTTTTCTTTTACCTCTTCATTTTCATTTTCGTCCTTTTCGTCACCTCCATGGGTGGGTGCAACACCATGGCTGGCATCGGTAAGGATATCCACTCCGCTGCCAAGGGAATCCAAGATCGGATGTCCGAATCCGATGATCCCTACGCTACTGTGGGGCGATGATCATGCACAACATCAACAATACATACTGCATCAACAACAACCTCGAAATCTGCGTCTATGAAGACGAGGATGGTCGTCGAGTGTTCTTCATCATCAACACCCATACGGGCGACCGAGAGGAGATCTCCGAGCACAGTGCTTGTGCGATCTGCACCATCGACGAGTCCACGATCACCCCAGATAACTGGGAAGATTTCTGCACCGCTCGCGGTATCTTCACGGAGGACAACTGATCATGAACGATACGCTTACCCTCTTCTCGATCCGTGCCGACTATCATGGTTGCGAATACGGATCCCTCTTCATCGTCGCCGCTGATGGTGCTTTCACTGCCACTGAACTGGTGCGGGACAGTCTCCAGCGTGGCGACTCCGATTGTGGAGTCACGATCGATCAGATCTGGACGATCGGTACCACTACCCTCTACGATGCGCCGCGTGTCGTCGATAACTTCACTACCTGAAACGGACAACTGACATGGCATTTTTCACCAAAGAAGCACGCGAACTGATCGACTACATCGCTTTTCTCAACGAGAAGGCGAAGGGCGGGTTCACGCTCACCAGCGATCTCGCCCACTGGGCAGAGTATGGAATCACCACGAAGGACGAACTCGGCGATTATCTCGACGATTGTGTGGTGATGACGAAGCCGTACAATTCGTGCGACTCCAACGATGATGATTACATCTACGATCCGCCCGAACCCACATGGGACGCAGTGTCCCGCCACGACTCCAACGAAGGATGGTGAATATGAAACCACTGCTCATTATTGTTCTGACTTTCCTTGTCACTGTTGCCTCATACTGGTTGACCATTGGTGCACTGAGCCTGGCCTCCTGGATGGGTAACGGGGCCTTCGCGATGGTTATCGGCGGTTGGTCGGGATTCCAATTCCTGGTAGTCACCTTGCTTGGATCAAGCAAGCACAAGAAAGGATACCGTGGCGAAGCGAGTTATTGATCAATTTGATCTCGAGGCCGAGCGAGAAGGTTCGGCGATCCGATCCCACCGAGGGATTCCTGAGACGGCCTATGGCAAGGGCATCACCAAGCAACGAAAGATGCACAAGCGAGGCGAGACCATCCAGTGCACCCGATGCATCAAACGAGGTAAGTGGTTTGACTCCTGAGAGCCGCTCTGATACAATGGACATCGTGATCGAGAACATCCCCACAATCGTATTTAGTTTACTCTATAGCCCGCTCCATCGCTATCTGGCGGCGGATATCGTACGTTGGTGTTACACCACCCAGAGAATCGACATCGATCAGAAGGTCAAGACGATCGTACTGACTGTCGGTACGCTCGAGAATCTCGGATGTTGCGGATCTTGTGAAGAAGGCGACGACCCCGATACATATCATATCGCTATTGCCCGAGACCAATCCCATAAAGATTTCATGGCGACCTTGATGCATGAACTCGTCCACATGAACCAGTGGGTAACTGGAGAGTGGGACGGTGATGGCGAAGATGAGGCGGAAAGAAAGCAGTACAAGTGGACCAAAAAGTACCTGAAGGACAACACTCATGAATGAAGAAGATCGAATCCTGGATGAGACTGATGTTTGCTTTGTCACTGGTCATATGATCGAAAACGGAGACCGAGCAAGGTGGACCGACGAATTTGATGCTTGGATCTCCGAAAGTGGTCAAGCAATCGTCGAAAGAGAAGCGACTACCGATTACCCCCACAGCAGCGAAGCATTAATCATTTACGGCGAATGGTATGCCAAGGATGAAGCGAACTCGGCAAACGAAGAATACAGGATCTGGCACAAATGAGAGCATTCAGTATGGTAGAGCTTTTGGTGGTGGTGTCTTTGATTTTCCTTTTGATTTCGATGACTTTTTTCTTCCGATGGGATGACACCAAGAAGGAACTGGAAGATAGCAGGCAGATCCAGCAGGCCACCAGTGAACTGTGGTTGGTCCGCATTGAAGATCCGACCCAACCAGTGTTTTGGGTCTGGGAGGACGGAGAAGGCGTTATGTGGATGCTTTCTCGTGGAGACAATACTGTGAGGAAGGTGGGTCCATGAGCAGGTATCTTCCCAACGGTCAACGTGTCATTCTGGCAGAGGCTAAAGATTATGGGGCAGGATACCCAGTAGAGGAACTGTGCATGGATTGTGGTTGGTTCGGTGCTCGTTTCACTGGTACTGAATGGGCCTCCCATAAGGACAGACCAAAGGGTCCGAGATTTGAAGCAGCAGTTGAGTCTCATCACTCTCATGGTAAATGCGGCATCTGTGGGAAAGAAGGTAAGGTTTCTACTCCATGGACATTTGGTCACCCAGTCATGACTGAATACCTGTGGGGTCCCGATTTCATTAAGAAGGAAAATTGATAAGAATGCATTTGAATCCGAATATTAATCTCAGTGACAAGCAGTTTCTCGCCCTTCAGGAGAGGGCAATTAGACAGGGCACGTCTGTTGAACTGATGATTCAAAAAGAGGTACACAGGATGGCGATCTCAGAGATGCATCGAGACTCCAGTCTTGGAGGCGAAAAGCACAATGTTTGAGCAGCAGTATGCCATGACGATGCTCTTGATCATGACCATCACGAATATTTTTCTTGGGGTGTTGATGGTATCGGAAATTATTCCAGTTGGATATGGGATGTCACTCTCTTCCTTCGCAATGTGTGGTCTGGTCTGGAAGTGTAAGAGGGATTTGATGGGTAATGTTCGGATGTGGGAAAGTCCGAAAGATTACCAGTCTCGAATGAAGAAGTAAAAATACATATGGTATTTCCCCCTTGACAAAGAAGAGATACCGAAGATGTTGAAAAGATTCCTGCTTTCGAAAAGACGCAGGTTGTACATAAAACGTTTGAAACGTGACCCGAGTTACTTAGTCAATTTATCAGGAAGGTATCAGGATTGGGGTCGACCTCGACCCCTGCCCTAGCGAAAACCAATGATTTGCGAATCTTGTGGAATTCAAATCCCCGTTGCTCGTCTTGAAGCAGTACCAGACGCCCAGTATTGTGTCAACTGCACCGACAAGCATTCCTCCCCCATTGTTGCTAGAGTCATTTACAGTCATAAGTGCGATTCCGAGTTGTTCATCGCCGAAGGTAGAGAAAACGTTCGTCGGTTGAGCAGGGAATGGTCTAGAGCGAGATAAATACTGCATGGTAAAGAAAAAGTCCATTAATCATGAGATTGCAAA